TAAAAGCACATTCAAGTATAAAAAGTATACAACCATCAAAACTTGTGAGCTATGACTTGTCCTGATTGTAATGGAGAAGGTACTATTGAGGTACACTACTGCACATTTGGTAATGAAATTCACTACACTGAAGAGGAGTGTGGATGTAACAACGGTGAAATTGATGAAGATGAACTTAGCTGATATTGAGTCCTACTGGGCTAAGAGAGGCCACTTTGACATCCAACTATACATTAACTACCTAAGAGCAAAAAATGAAAACATACAGAGTCACAATGAGAGACAAGTCCTTCAAAATAGTGAAGGCATACGATCAACAACATGCATTCCTGATGGTGGACAGATGGATAGGTTTAATCTTAAAAATTGAGGAGCTATGAACAACCAACAGAAACTCCTAGCAGTAGTGGCACTACTACCAGTGATGGCTGACCTATTAGAAGATGTGCCACTATACAGAATGTGCAAAAGACATGGTAACGCATTTATAGATGAGGTCAGAAAGGTTGATAACATCATAATCCATGATGCAGAGCTTGAGGCACAATCTCAGCAAGTAAACATACAGAGAGCATTTAGACAGTGGTTAGAAACAGAATTTAAAGAAGAATTATGATAAAGGTAGGAAGTGATTTCTCAGGTGTTGGTGCATTCAATCAAGCCTTGATAAGATTAGGTGTTGACTTTGAAGAAGTCTTCGCATGTGATATGGACAAGTATGCTAGACAGACTTTTATTCACAACTATGGAGAGCCTAAATACTATCCAAAAAATGTTTATGATAGAGAGATTCCATCTGAGTCACTTGATATCTACATGACATCACCACCATGTCAAGCATTTAGTTTGGCAGGTAAGAGATTAGGTAAGGATGATAAAAGAGGAGTGCTATTCTTTAATTCTCACGAATTCATACAAGAAAATAAACCTAGATTTTTTATTTTTGAGAATGTAAAAGGTCTACTTTCAGATGATAGTGGTAGAACATTCCAAGAATGGATCAATCATTTAGGTGGCAAGTCAGTTAATGGTGCTCCTACTATTTTCCCAACAGATGATGCTGTACCTTATCACTTATATTGGAAGGTAATTAATGCTAAACATTACAATGTGCCACAGAATAGAGAGAGAGTATTCTTGATTGGTATCAGAGATGATGTTGACAACCATTTTCAATTTCCAAAAGAAGAGCATTTGACTACTAGACTGAAAGATGTTCTTGAGGAAGAAATTTTGAGAAAATTTTATTTATCTGATTTAGCAATTCAAAAATGTTTAAAATCAGAAGCAAATAAAAATATGTTAATTAAAGAAGTTTCAGATATTTCTAAATGTATAGTTGCAGGCTATTACAAAATTCCTTTTGATGGTCAATATATTAAAGTTGAAAGTAATCTTGATAAGTATTTTTTGAGTGAAAAAATGCTTGAATTGTTAACTTTTGATAATAAAAATAATGGTGAAATAGCTAATCTTAATAAAGGTGGTGAACGTGGATCTGTTTATAGTCAAGATACTGATTCCATTAGCTGTTTAACTGCTACAGATTTTAAACAACCAAAACAAATAATGGTCAAATCAGGCACAGTTAAAGGATACGAAGAAGCTACTGAGAATGACTCTATTAATTTTGGATTTGCATCCTCAGAAACACGAAGAGGAAGAGTAGGTAAAGAAGTGGCACAAACATTAGATACAGCTTGCAATCAAGGTGTGATGGTAGGTGACTACAGAACTGATGAAGGTTTCAGGTGGAGAGCAGATGGAAACTCACCAGCTATTATGGCAATGATGCGAGACACTTGGAAAGAAAACTTTACTGGTCAAAATCCTCCGATAGTTAGTAAAGATTATAAAATTCGCAGACTAACCCCTAGAGAATGTTTTCGTTTAATGGACTTTCCTGACACATTCACATGGCCAGTAAGTGACTCACAAGCGTACAAACAAGCTGGTAACAGCATCGTAGTAAAATGTTTAGAATTAATTATTAAAAATCTTAAAAAATTATAAAATGATAGAAAAAATCAAATACATGATTGAACTTCACAATCTAATCAGTACAAAAAGAAGTAGAGGGATAGTATATAAAAGATACTATCTATTCTCAGAGCTAAAAAAATTAGGATTGAACTTGTCAGAAATAGGTAGAATGCTTGAAAAGGATCACGTCACTGTCATGCATGGACTTAATGTAGACAATCAATTTCAAAATTGTGACAAGATTTATGATGATGCTATAGCTGAGCTTAAATACTATCTCTATCCTGGTGAAGCACCAATTGAACTACCTAAGTACTCTATTTTTGATGATGTTATCAATTGCAACAACACCACAGATTTAAGGATAATTAAGGAGAGAATAGCTAATGACCAGTATAGGGAGATTTTACCGACTTTTACCGACTTTTAGTAGTAAAAAACAAAAAACTATCCTAAAACTTTTTAAAAGTGAGGAAGCTAAAAGCTATAGGTAGTAAAGGATTGAGACACTTTTCCCTACTTTTCCCTACTTTTTTCTATTTTTTAATTCAAAAAGGTATAGGAGTTTTTAAAAAAATAAAGTAAAAAAAAAGTTAGAAAGTGAGAAAATATACTTTAACCCCTTATAGACACTAAGAAAATACTCCCCGACTTTTAGAAAGTTTATACAAAGTTTAAGGATAGTTTTTTTATATTGAATTAATTAGTATATTTGCATCAGAGTTCGGGCAGGAACTTAAAGGAATTATTGTAAAAGCTTGTTAATTAGTAGGACTGCCCTCCGAAAGTTAACAGGCTTTTTTTATCTAACAATAATAAATGAAATATAAAGAATTTTGGAGTAAGACTCAAGATGGTAAGTATTACATAAATAACTACCAGTTTAAACTCTTCTTAGAGCAGAATAACTACTTTAAGAATAAACCTAATGAGAATAGTAGTTTTAATATCATAAAAAAAGATGGTATATTTTTGAATATTGTTAATGAAATTGATATAAAAGATTTTATTCTAGATTTTATTCAAGAAAATAACTTCAATGAGAATGTTTTTAACCTAATTACTTCTAAGCTATCAATGTTTAAGCGAGATTATCTATCAATGATAAAGACTGAGAAGGTCAATCTACTTAAAGACACTGATAGTAGCTGTTTTCTATACTACAGAAATGGCATCTTAGAGGTGACAAAAGAGAAAACTGAGCTTAAAAGCTATAAAGATTTAAACATCAATGTTTGGAAGGATCAAATTATAGATAGAGACTACAAAGAATGTGACCATCATGAGAGTGAATATAGAACTTTTATTTGGTTAATCTCAGGAGGTTTCACATTGAGTGACAAACCTAACTCAAAAGAGATTGAAAACTACAAGCAAGCAGTTGCAAGGTATAACACCTTCCAGTCAGTCATTGGTTACCTACTTCACTCTTTTAATATTGGTTGTGAGAATAGAGCTATAATTCTAAATGATGAAATGATCTCAGATGAGCCAAATGGTAGAAGTGGTAAAGGTCTATTTTGGAACGCATTGAAACATCTTAAGAAAGTTCATTCACTTAATGGTAAATTCTTTGACCATACTGACAAATTCAAATACTCAAGTGTTAAGACAGATACTCAAATACTTGTTTATGATGATGTTAAAAAGAACTTTCTATTTGAGAATTTATTTAGCGAAATAACTGAGGGGATAGACATCACCTACAAAGGTGTTGACACTATAAAACTACCTATCTCTGAAAGTCCTAAGATATTAATAACCACAAATTATACTTTAAAAGGCTCAGGTGGCTCGCATGATGCTAGAAAATTTGAAGTTGAGCTTAGTACTTTCTTTAATTCAAAATACACTCCTATCCATTATTTTGGGCACAAGCTATTTGATAACTGGGATGACCAGGAATGGGCAAGATTTGACAGCTACATGATTCAATGTATTAAAAAATACTTACAGAATGGATTAATGGACTATGACAAAATTTCACTACCTATAAAAAAGCTACAGACTGAGATTAACATTGAACTATACAACCAGTTGCAAGGTCTTAAATTCAATGACTGGTATAATTATGATAAGCTATTTAATGACTACAATAACATTGTAGGGAAGTATGGATTTAAAGGAAAAACGGCTTTTACTCAGGCATTCAATAAGTATGTTAAATTCTTTGATATTGAGGTTGATTACAGTGAGCCAAATGGAATGAAACACATAATGTTTATTAAACGTGAGAAGGAAGTTGTAAAAGTAATTCCTGACATTTGGGATGAATTAAATGAAAAGGCTAAATTATGAAACACGTAAATATAAAACAAATACTAGCAGAAACTCAAGAAATGGAGCAAGCATTTGAGAAAGTTGATATCAGCTACATTTTAGAAGCTCAGTATAAAAGAAGTGAGTACTTTTTAAATGAAATGTTGATTGATGTTGAGAGAAATCTAATCAAGAAGCAAAATGAAGAGATACCAAATGAGGCTATAATTAAGCGATTTGAGAAGACTTACAATAGGATGCTAATGATACAAGAGCATTTTAATAAGATACACTCACACTTGAAGTATTTAGAACTTGAGAATGAGCAGTTAAAACAGAAATTTGAATCTTATAAAATAAACATAAAATGAAAAAAACAGCAATTGATCAAATGGATGTCAGTGAGTTGATGTCTACAGTGTGTGTAATAGCTACCCTTAAGTACAATGGACACTTCACTTTGCTATCCTTCACTACTAATTTTAAAGGGTGTTTTGGCACAGTGACTGAAAGAGATGAGATAAAACAATTGTATCCATGCGAATCTTTAAGAGAGGTATTGTTACACATGATATACCCTGAGCTATGACCAAAGAAAACAAAGCAAAACTCAAAGCCTTAGAGCTTGAGATTATGATGGCTAAGTCATCAATGAATCCAAAGTACTTACCATCTACAGAATGGTCAGATAACTCAGCTAACAGCCTGACTAAGTCAATAATGTTCTACATCAATGCAACTGGCAATCAAGCTGAGAGGATAGGCAGTCAAGGTCAATACAGAGAAGGTAAGAAGATTCAAGTAGGAACTGGTGAGATAGCATACACTAAGCAGTTGCCCGGTAAGTGGACACCAGGTCAAGGTACTAAAGGCACAGCTGACATCTCAGCTACTATCAATGGCAAGTCAGTCAAGATCGAAGTGAAGTACAAGCGTGATGTTCAGTCAGAAGTACAGAAACAATATCAGCAAAAGATAGAGAGTGCAAAAGGTATCTACTACATTGCTAGAGACTTTGATACATTTGTTGAATGGTATGATAAAATAAATCAATGAGAAAATTTAATCAACAAGCTTATGATAGCTATGATAATAAATGCAAAGTTGCCACAATAAATCTATTTAAAAGAAAAGGTTTTAATCTAGTTGGTGATATTAATACTGAGCATTACAAAAAATATGATGTTAAATTAATTAATCAATTAGGTCAAGTTTTAAAAATAGAGAATGAATTTAGAGGACCATTTGATAAGATAAAAAACTTGTATTCAAGTATTCACATACCAATTAGAAAGAAAAATACACAATGTGATTTTTATTTTATTTGGGGTAATGATTATAAAGATTTGGCTGTTATAAAAAAAGAAACTATTGAAAAATACAATAACACAATAATTAAACAAGTATGTGCTAATGGTAAGCCTTATGAGTTTACTGAGCATTTTATTGACATTCCAAAAAAAGAAGTACAATTCTATTCTATTGATAATATTTTTAATAAATAGTTGCACAACTAAATAAAATTATTACATTTGTAAACAATTAAATAAATATATATGCAAACAGAAGTAACCAAAGTGCCATTGTGGATAAAAATTCACAAGGCAAAGATGAGCATTGGCAAGGTAGTGAAAAACTCCACCAATCCTCACTTTAAAAAGAGCTATGCTGACATCAATGCATTGCTTGAGACAGTTGAGCCAATCCTTCACGAGAATGGACTGCTCCTAATTCAACCTATCCATGACAAGATTCTGACTACTCAGATAATTGACATTGAAACTGGTGAGATGATTGAGTCATGGTTGACATTACCTGAGAACATTGATCCACAAAAAATGATTAGTGCAACAACTTACTACAGAAGAGCGACACTTCAATCACTATTGAGCCTTCAAGCTGTAGATGATGATGGTAACTCAGTAGCATCAGCCACTAAACCAACTCTAACAGATGACAGATTCAAAGAAGCTCTTAAGTCAATTGAGTCAGGAAAGTACACAGCAGAAAAATTAAAAACAGATTTCAATTTAACCAAACAACAAATACAAGCATTATGAAATGGCACCCATCATCCCTAGGTAAACTTATGACAGAGTCAAGAACTAAGTCAGAGACACTATCACAGACTACTAAGTCTTACATCGCTAACAAGGCAAAAGAGGACTTCTTTGGCTACAATTCATTTGTATCTACAAAAGCAATGCAGAAAGGCACTGACTGGGAGCACGAGTCTATAGAGTTAGTCAATCAGATTAGAGACTCATTCTACATCAAGAATGAAGAAACTATTGAGAATGACTGCCTAATTGGTACACCTGATATTATCCTGGACAATTCAATCATTGACATTAAGACTTCATGGTCTTTAGAGACTTTCCCAGCTATATCAGCTGAAGGCATTAACAAAGATTATGAATGGCAGTTGAGAGGCTACATGATGCTATGTGACAAGGAATCAGCTGAGCTAATCTACTGCATGATTGATACAGATGACTTCTTACTTTCTGATTGGGATAACAAATCTATTCACAAGGTAGCTCACATTGACCCTAAGAAACGAATCACAGTATTACAGTATGAACGTAACATTTCAACAGAAGAGTCCATTAGAGAGCGTCTTTTGGCTTGTACTGAGTACTACAATGAATATTTTATACAATTAAACTGTAAATAATGGAAAAATCCTACTTCATTATTGAGTCAAGCCTAGAGAATCTCAAGTATGCTAGATACTCAGCTAAGACATTCAACAAGTCAGGTCATGACTATTGTATTTTAGTTACAAACAAGTATGACCAGCTAGATGTTAGGAAGGTAAGCAAAGAAGAATTTAACAATTTAAACAATAAAAAATGATTGAAGTAAACAAAACATACATCAATAGAACTAGGGAGCAGTTGGTGATGCCTATCTCAGATAAGGCTGGCATGGTGATTTATCAAGTAACTAAGCCTACTACAGATAACCCAATGAATGAATTCAAGTGCACAACTGCACGATTTTTAAACCTATATAAATTAACAAAATGAGTCAACACACAACAACTGGAGTAATCATCAACAAATTGCCAGCAAAGCAAGTATCTGAGAAGTTCAGAGTGCAAGAATTTATCTTAAGAGTAGGACAGCCTGAGGATAAGTATCCGCAAGAGGTAAAATTTCAGCTAATTAATGACAACATTGACCTACTAGACTTTATCCAAGTCAATGAACAAGTAGAGGTGACATTCGAGCTGAGAGGCAGAGAATACAATGGCACACACTATGTCAGTCTAAATGCTCTAAAAGTAATTTCTAAGCTATTCTAATGAGACTAGTTAAGTACATCATAGTAGTGCTATGCCTAATGGCTACCTTTGGGCTGTTTTTTTATGGCATGCACTACTTTCTCGGCAAGAGAGGGCTCACAATCGTTTCAATATTAATTTTAATTTATTTTCTACATGGATTTATCAAAGATTTATACTATCACTATCTTAACAGATAAAGACTTCTCCATCAAGCAATGGATGATAGAGCAGACTACTATGAGAATAACTAACAGATATAAGCAGACTCACATAGCTGAGGACATCGGAGTGCATAACTCACAGCTGTGTAGATTTATGAGCGGTAACACTGTCACTGATGCATTTTATGACAAATGGTTTAAATGGTATATTCAAAATTAGTATCTTTACACACATGACAGCATTCTTTACTTCATTAGTAGCTACCTGGTGGTTTGTTAACTTTGAGCCAATTCAGAAATTTATTGATAGATTTATTCTACCCGACTGGCTACACACAGCTCTAGGATGCTGGAAGTGTATGTCATTTTGGACTGCACTAATTTATTCACAATCATTCACCGTAGCATGTGCTACTTCACTCACTGCCGTATGCTTGAACAAGCTGATATACAACTCATAGAGTCAATCATAACTTTACCTGAGTCAGAGATAATGACTAAGAGGTCATTGAATCAACTTAAGATGGTAAAATTCATGGCTACTAAGGTGATTGATAAGGAGTGCTTTTGCTCTACAGTTAGAAGGAAAGTGTGGTATAAGGACTTTTTATCCTGGTATGAAAAGAATGCTTGACCAATACATTCAAAAAAACTACACAGAAGTGCTCAAATACACAAAGCACTTCATTCAACGACTCAAAATACCTAGCTCAATTGAAGCCGATGCTGTCATCAACAACGCTTACCTTCATTGTGTTAAGCTAGAGATAGAAGGTGTCACAGAAGACAAAGCAAAGAGCTATCTACTCAACACAATCAAGTATGAGCTTATTTGGACTCAAGGCTCAAGGACAAAGAAAGATGACATCTATAGATCACATGAGTATCTAGGTGACTTATTAGATGACTCAAGCGACATTGAGCACAAAGTTAATTTAGAGGATAGCTACAATTTCAAGAAGGCAATGGTGGAGATATATCGTAACTCTTTGGATGATAGGATAAAAAAGATTATCTTTGAAGCATACTATGACAAAGGGCACTCAACACAAACAGCACTGGCTAAGTACTTTGACATTAACAGCACATCAGCATTCTTTCTAATCAAAGAAATAAAACAAAATATAAAAGAGATACAATATAGGTATAAAGACTAATATTATGGAATACACAATTAAACCAGAATTCGTAGGTAAGACAGTGAAAATCTATGACAGATTCCAAGGCACTAAGACTATCGTAATAAATAACCTTGACCTAAGCAAAGTTAAGTACTATCAAACTATTGGACTTAAGCATGTATTTGAAGAGGTAGTGACTGCTACAGCTCCTGAGTCTACTGTTATTGAGTACAAAGCAGTGGAAGACGTACCAGTTAAAAAGAAACGCACTAAGAAATTTGTTGAGAGATTAGAAGAGGTAAAACAAGAGCAAGAGTCAAACAATGCCGAGGACTAAATACATAGAAACACCTGAGGTAATGCTTGATTTATGGGAGCAATATAAAACCCATGTCAAAAGCAATCCTAGACTAATCTATCAATTAGATAAAATTGGTAACTTAGTACCAGTTCCACATGAAGCTCCATTGACTGAGATAGGTTTTTATGAATTTGTGTGTGATCATCCTGAGACTAGATTTGATACAGACTGCCCTGACTTGAGTGATTATTTTGAGAATAAGGAAAATAGATATTCAGCGTTTATCCGTATCTGTTCGCGTATCAAGAGAGGAATCAAGAATGACCAGATAACTGGAGGCATGGTTGGCCAGTACAATCCATCCATAACTCAGAGACTAAACAACCTGACTGAGAGAGTTGACACTACCACAAAAGGTGAAGCTATCTCAGAGATAAAGGTTAATATTATTACTTCTAATAAAGAGTAATATATCTTAATAATAATAATATAAGTACTACTAATAGTGGTATGATTTGTCTATGGAGTTAAATAGCACTGTCATCTTTCAAAAGAATCACGAGGCACTAAATAGCCATGAGCATAGGTTTATAATCAATGAGGGTGGCTCAAGGTCATCAAAGACCTACTCACTTTGTCAGCTGATAATAGTCTACTGTCTGCAGAATCCTAACAAGGTAGTGTCAATAATTCGTAAGACTTTCCCAGCATTGAGAGCTACTGTGATGCGTGACTTTTTAGAGATTATGAAGACACTTGAAATCTATGACGTGGCTAGACATAACAAGTCAGAACACATCTACACCTTTGGCAATGGATCAATAGTTGAATTCTTCTCAGTAGATGATGAGCAGAAGATAAGAGGTAGGAAGAGAGACCTTGCATGGTGTAATGAAGCTAATGAGCTCTACTATGATGACTTCACTCAGCTAAACATGAGGACAGAAGGAAAGCTAATCTTTGACTACAATCCATCTGAGAGTAATTCGTGGCTCTATGAGTTACCAGCAAATGAGTCAATCTTAATCAAGTCAACTTATAAAGACAATCCCTTCCTACCTGATAGCATCAAGCGACAGATTGAAGACTTGAAACGGACAGATGAGGCACAGTATCAAATCTATGCACTAGGAGAGAAAGCTATCAGCAAAAGTAACATCTACAGCAATTGGTCATTTGTCAAGCATAGACCAGCTAAGTTCACGTCTTATGTGTATGGCTTAGACTTTGGATACAATCACCCTACAGCATTAGTCAGAGTCTATTGGAGAGATAAAGACATCTACATTGAGCCTATCATCTATGAGAGCTACTTGACTACTACTGACCTAATTGCAAGAATGGATCAACTAGGGATTGAGAAGAGCATCAACATACTAGCTGACTACTCAAGGCCTGAGACAATAGCAGAAATAGACAGAGCTGGATATTACATTGAGAATGCTAACAAGGTAGTCAAGCAAGGGATAGATAACATCAAGACCTTTGGTGTATTCTGTGAGGACCATCCAGCTATCAAGAAGGAATACGAGAACTATAAGTGGAAAAAAATAGGTGACACAATCACAGATGAGCCAGTCAAGTTGTGGGACGATGCAATGGATGCTATCAGGTATGCGGCAACCTACATCAAGAAGGAATACTTCACAGATGATAGCTATATTTCCTTCTAATTGAATTCTAACAAAAATACAATATAGGTATGGCAACAACAATCATAGCACAGCCTCAAGATTTCACACCAGCTTATAACGAGTGTAAATTCATAATTGACTCTACTAACAAGAATAAGTCAGGTTTCAGATACATCTTTGAGGTGTTTGACTCAGTGACTAATCTAAGGATAGGATACTACAAAGCACTACCAACTTATGGCACTGGCTATGGTGAACAAGACCTATCTAAGCTATTGAGCAACTCAGTTAGCTTTGACTTCAATCCATCAATCACTACTTTCTATGACGCATCTAATAGTTACTTTGGCTATGATGTTCTATTTGGTGAAGAGTACATCTTTGACATGAGCTACACAGCATCACTTACTGACAATGCTGGCAATGTTCGCATCACAGCAACGCATCCATTTGTAGTGGGTGACCAGGTGAATATCACTCAAGCTGATGGTGGAGTTGCGAATCCTGGTGTTGAAGGGTTGCACACTGTGATAGCTATAACTGGCACAACTAACTTTACAATCAATGCACTATGGTCAGGAGTAACAGATGCTACTATCAATGGAGTAGTAGAGTATGCTGATAAGCGAAAGACTATAGACTTAGACATAGAGTCAACACTTGATAAATTTGTCTTCAATGGTGTATATCCTTGGCTTGAGTTCCCATATTGGGATGAGGACACTTACAACACAGATGGTGTCACTAAGGAGTGGCTAACAGACCAACCTACTTCATTCAGCTCAACACCTGGTCAAGACTTATGGCTCAACTTAAAGGATAGAGGCACAGTGACTGGTGGCAATAAAAGAGCCTACTTTGAGAATGACAATGGTGATGTGTTCTATAAAAATCTTAGTTCAAATGACTACATTAAAGGTGTAGCAGTTGGCCCTAATAACTATGGGTCACTCACTGTAGTAAGTGGCACAGCTCCATTAGTAAAGAATGACACTAAGAGCTATGAGATTTGGTACTCAGATGGAGTGTTCAATCCAGTTAAGTCAGTCAAGTATAAAATAAATATAGACAGACGCATGCTTATCTCTGAGAGTCATATTGTGTTCTTGGATAGACTAGGCTCATGGAGTAGCTTTGCATTTCAGCTTAAGGCATACGAGAGAGGGAACATCACTAGACAGACCTACAATCAAGATGTACCTGGTGCAGTGGTTGACAGCCAATGGCAGTATAAAAGTTATGAACAAGGCACAGTTAACATCAACACTGAGGTGACTAAGCTCTATGACTTATCTACCAACTTTATGACAGAAGCTGAGGGAGAGTACTTCCAACAGTTGTTAACATCACCACAGACATACATTAAAAATGTGCTTTACCACATCACAGAGGATGGAGCTGTACTATTTGATGAGGATGGATGTGTCATTCACGTGCCTGAGAGCACTGAGTATGTGAGCTGTAATGTTACCACTAACACCTTTGAAGTGTTCAAGCAACGCAACAACAATCTAATCAAGCAATCTATCCAAGTAAGAATAGGTAACAACGACACAATCAATGGTTAAAATAGTTCTATCAACTGGTGTGCTTGATGTCTCAGAGAATCTTGCACTACCTATCACTTTCAGTGTTGGTGACATTAGAGACTTATCATCACGCAAGGGTACATTCTCAAAGACTGTCACTCTAGCTGGCACTAAGAACAACAATGAGCTACTAGGTCACTACTATGATGTCAACATACAAGCTGGTACATTTAACATCAACACACTAACAAAGTGTCAAGTCATTCAGAATGGTGTGCCTATCTTAGATGATGCACTATTACAATTGGTGTCAGTCAACAAGGTACAGACTAGCACAAGGTATGAGGATGAGGTAAGCTACACAGTACTAATCAAGGATAGTAGAGCTGAGTTTTTCACAGCTATTACAAACGCTAACTTGACTGACTTAGACTTTAGTGACTTAGATCATACATTTAGCTCAACAGATATAGTTGCATCATTCAGTCACACAGTAGCTGATGGCTACAAGTATGTGATGCCGTATATTCAGAGCAATGACTACAATGCTAATGACTTCAAGCCAGCAATCTATGCTAAGACTTACTTTGATAGAATCTTTGCTGTAGCTGGATTTACATACACTTGGGATGAGATAGGCTCAGCTAGATTTGATAAGTTGTTAATTCCCTACAATGGAGATACTAATGATCAAGATTACAATGATTTCTTAGTAGAGGCTACAAACACATGGACTACTACCAATGTACAAGCAGTAGGTCAGAATGTAACTTTTCAAGAAGCTATTGACTCAGGATGGACAGAGATAGTAGATACTCAATCAATATTCAATCCTACAGATGGTGAGTATACTTCACCAATAAATACTAGTTTACCAGCTGGAGAGCATTACATCTATAGCTTGACAATTGGTGGATCAATCATTTTAGAGAATACAAGCGGAGAGGACTGCTATGTAGATACACCAGCAAAGTACTATAAAGTGTTTATGCGGGTTTCTGTAGATGGATTTGACAATCCTATAGTCTATGGCTCAACTGCTGTAGTTAATGGAATCACTACAGTACTCCCAAATGGTAACACTACTATTTTAAACTTCTCAAATACACTTCAAATACCAGCGGCAACTAATGCAAACAATGGTACAACTATAACAGTATCAGATATTCAAATTCTTAATACTGGTGTTGAGATATTTCACACAGATGCTGCATTCACTACTGGCAATTGGTACACAGTATCTACTGACACTTTAGCACCAGTTAACGTGGTCTTAGACTTGACATCTATCAACATGTCAATCTTACCTAGCAACAACATCCAAGTAACTGGTAGTACACTTAACATCAACCAATACGTACCAAACGAGATTAAGCAGTCTGACTTTGTTA